ACCATAAAATACACACTGCTTAATCATGTCTTCATAAAATATGTCTGCCTTAGGTGGTCTATTAATATATTCGCAAACAAATTGTTGAGAGGGGGCATTCTCATCCATAGTGAACTTATGATAAACATGACAAGCAGCGTTAGACCTTCTACCATCTGTTGTTGTATCGTGGTCATAGGGGTCACATCCAGCGACTAAATTTATAGAGTTTCCTGGTGTTTTTTTTGTATACTTTATATCTATAAGGTTTCTTTTATCTTCATCTGGAACCCAGCATATCTCCCACTTACCTTTATTGTTAGGTATCCATATAACTTCACTATCTTGGACACCATTCTTCCATATGAAATCACCTTTTGTTGTTAGGTTTTCTGTTACCTCATTATAATCCATTTGTTGATATATCTTTTCTACATCAAACACACTAGACAATGAATCATTCCTAAATGCTTCTTCTGGTGTAAATGGGAACTGTCTCTTAAACTCTGACAACTCATTAGTGTTGTTCTTTAAACCATCTCTCCTGTTTTTTATATAGTCTTTTGAACCCACATCTATATTTACACCATCCATTCCCATTACTGGCTTCTTAGGTGTTTTGGTTACAGAAAAACCATACTCGTCAATAAATCCTTCTAAGTTTTCTTCTGCAGGTATAAATAAAGAGTATAAGCCAGATTTAGTTCTTCTATTTAAATCTTTATCTGTAACATTAGAATCATAATATAAATTCTTATATTCTAAACCACCATCCTCTAATTTATTAGCAGTAGAGCCCATCATACATTTACCAACTATCTTTCTTCCAAGCAATAAACATGTTTGTGTTACAGACCAGTTTTTAGCTATTGACGTTGAGCCTGTCCACTTACCTGCCTCATCGTGAACAAGTAACTTTAGTTTCATACCATCATAACTGTTGTCTGCTGTATTTCTC